TTACAGAGATAAATAGTTTTAATGGAAACTTATATACACACAATGATTGCGACAGGATGCATTGCTGCCGCATACTATGCCGGGAAATACGTTTCCGGCAAGAATATGATTGAAGATATTATTTCAAATTTGCTAGAAACTCTAGAAAAAGAGGGTTTTATTGCAACTGCAATCGATAAGGATGGAGACAAGGAACTTATCCCTGTATCAGCGTTGATTGCAAAGGCTCTGAGGGAATCAAAGAAGATGACAAAGAAGGTAAAGAATGCGTGATGTTTAAGTTTTTAGTTGGCGTACTTATTGGGTATCTTATGGTAAGTTGTAATCTTATACCAAAAGCACGGGATGCATTTCTCGACACTGGTGCAAGAGATACAATTATTGAATCTTTGAAGGAGATAGAAAAATGAAAAAGTTTCTGATTGGGTGTGCCACCGCAGCAATGATGCTTAGTCCTGCTATTGCAGAGGCAGGTAGTCGTCATGGTGGTGGAAACAACTGGATCGGTCCCGTGATATTTGGGACAGTACTTGGTGTCATAATTGGTAGTAACATTCATGACCATGAGACAGTTATTGTGCAGGAAAGACGAGGCCATAGGCACCATCGCCGTCATCACCGCCGGCATCGGTGGGTTGAGATTTGTGATCGCGTCCCGCAATTGCGTCAAGATCGCTACGGTGATTATTACACTGCAATGCGTCATGAGTGCCGAATGGTTAAAAAGGCTCGTTGGTAAAATAATGTCCCTTGACAAATTCTAAAAATTACTTTATAGTTATAATCATGAATGCTGAAATATTCGATGAAACCTTTAAACTTGCCCAGTCAGTAGAACCTGTTCGTGGCGCAAGAATTGCTGCCTCTGTGGTTCGCAAGGGTAAAGTCGTGTCTTACGGATATAATCATAAAAAGTCGCATCCCTTTCAGGCTAAGTTCTGCAAGAACGCTCATGCAGTATTTTTTCATGCAGAGGTTCATGCAATCAAGAATGCCCTGATATCAATTGAGGTTGATGATCTGTCCAAATGCGAGTTATATATTGTAAGGGCAAAAAGAGATAAATCAAATAGGAAATGGATAACAGGGTTGTCAAAACCTTGCATTGGATGTCAAAAGTGCATTGACTTATTTGATCTAAAGAATGTATACTATTCACAAGAAGGAGAATTGGCGTGAGAGTTGAAGTGCGAAATAATAATGTTGACAAAGCTATGAGGATTCTAAAGAAGAAACTCACCGAAGATGGGATGTTCAATGAACTAAGGGAACGAGAGGCCTTTATGTCAAAGGGTGAAAAGAAACGACATGAACGTGACGCTGCAAAACGTCGCAATAAGCGTAATCTTGAAAAACGAATGATCGAACAAGGATATTAATCTAGATGGTACGAAAGAAAATTACTGCTACTACAGACAATAGTGAGTGGAGTGCGCCCAAGAAACGCAAACCCCGCAAACCTATGACTGATGAGCAAAAGGTCGCGGCATCAGAACGTCTTGCAAAAGCAAGGGCAACAAAATTAGAAAAGAACCCTGATTATGGACAATCAGGTATTCATGAGAGTCTTCGTAATCTGCCTGACGATCATCAGCTGAGTCCTATGAAGGTCAAACATTGGATTACGGTTCAAAAGGCCTATGCCAGCGTTGAACGTGCTGCGGTTAGGCAGAAGGTAAAAGGTGCTGATGCAAAACTTGCTAATCATGAGGGGTATGTTCGCAATATGCAAAGATATCTTCGTGACGGCACTTGGGTTGATATGTTCTATGGTGAACAGATGCAAAATAAGATACGCAACAAATGTATTAGACTTGCATATTATTGGTATGGACCACGCAAGGGTCAACTTAAACGAGACGTAGGAACTTTCTATCCTGATATGGAATGCGTCTATACACAAGAAATGCTTGAAGAGGAATATGGAAATGAGCGACCAAGAGACGACGCCACCGGAGAACGTGATAAAGGGACCGTGGCTCGTAAAAAGCGGAAGAGAAGTAAAACTTCCTGATCAGGATATCATTGCTGTCCAACAGAACATGCAGTTCGCCGGAGAGCTAGCTCAGAGTTTGATTGTGCAGATGATACATACGATGGAAGAGAACGGTATTGATATATCTGAAAATTCCTTCATTCGCGATGCGGCGATGATTATTGAGTTGGTGCAGGGTACTATTTACAGAGATATGAAGTTAAGCCACCCAACACATAAGTTCATGGAAGAGTTCGTTGATCTTGTGGTTCACCCAGATAATACTGTTGAAACAGAGGTAGATTTCACTATTATTACTGAGCTTACTGATATGTTAGAGGATGATGATGATGACCCAGAAATTTCATGAACCATTTAGCCCAACAATCCTAGAGACAACAGTTACAGACAAGTTTGTTCGTATTGTCAACGATGTATCTGATGATGTTCTCTCTAGCGATACCAAGAGTAAGAAGTGGGATTGGTCACACAAGCTTGTTGGCAAAGTGAGCAAGGAAATTCTAATTCCTCTTACTAATGAAGAGGATAAGTTATATCTGCTTCAAACCATTAAACAGGGATGCCTTGATTATCTGAATTATACGATGGAAAAGGGTAGAAATAATCCTTGGACCAAAATAAAATCTGAAAACTGGAACAAAAAGCCTACATTGGATAATATCCATCTAGATCACAGCTGGGTAGTCAGTCAGTATGCAGGAGATTTCAATCCCTTTCATCACCACAATGGACACTTCTCTGGCGGTATCTATCTCAAGGTGCCAGAGGGGATGAATGATGAATGGGCCGAAGATTTCCAAGACCACTATCCTGCCAAGGGATTGATTGAATTTGCTTATGGTGAATCACAATCGTTTAGATGTGATAATTTAAAATTCAAACCAGAGGTGGGTAAGTTTCTAGTATTCCCAGCTTGGTTGAAACATCTGGTATATCCCTTCTCTGTAGAAGGTGAAAGACGTATGATGGCCTTCAATGCGACAGTTATAAATAAGTAGAACGAAAGAATAATTATGATATTAGTTGATATGAACCAGATTTCAGTTGCATCCGTGATGATGCATCTGCATATGACAAAGCAGACCAAGCCCGATGAGGATATGGTTCGCCATATGATCCTTAATTCCCTACGCATGTATCGCATGAGGTTCTGCGATGAGTATGGTGAGTTGGTTCTATGCTATGATTCCAAACACTACTGGCGCAGGGATTATTACCCTGAGTACAAGCACAGTCGTAAGAAGGGCAGAGAATCTGATAATAAAGATTGGGATGCCATCTTCGAAGTGCTGAACGCAGTCAAGGCAGAACTGAAAGAGTTCTTCCCATACAAACACCTTGAGGTGTATGGTGCAGAGGCAGATGATATCATTGCTGCACTGTGTGGTGAGTTGGAGTTCGACAACGGTAAGACGTTGATCCTGTCAGGCGACAAGGATTTCATTCAGTTGCAGAAGTTCCGTAACGTGACACAGTACAGTCCTATCACCAAGAAATTTGTGAACGGTGTTGATCCAGATATCTATCTGAGTGAGCATGTTCTAAAGGGTGACAGCAGTGATGGTGTTCCTAATGTGCTATCACCAGACAATACCTTTGTGGATGGACTGCGACAGAAACCTCTGAGCAGGAAAAAAATTCAGGCTATGGTTGAGGGAGAGTTTCCTAACGATGAGGTCAAACGAAACTTTCAGAGAAACAAGAGACTGATTGACCTTAAAGAATCACCACCAGAGTTATTTTTTGAAATATTAAAAGAGTACCAAGGGGCACCAGAAGGCAACCGCAGCAAACTACTAAATTATTTTACACAGAAGAGGTTACGCAGCCTCGTTGAATCGATAGGAGAATTTTAATGGCTATAGGTATAGACACATACACACGCAGCTTTGCAGAGATTTTGACACAGGTTTCTAAAATCAAATCAAAGAAGGAAAAGGTTACTTTTCTAAAACAATACCAGACAGATGCACTTCGCATGATATGCAAGTCATCCTTTGATCCCAACATTGTTTGGGAACTTCCAGAGGGCGATGTTCCTTATAATCAGAATGATGCTCCAGAGGGAACAGAACATACTCTATTAGCGCATGAAGCCAGGAAGTTGTATCATTTCATCAAGGGCGGCAATCCTGCCCTAAACCAGAACAAACGTGAGATAATGTTTGTCCAGATGCTTGAGGGACTTCATAAGGCCGAAGCCGAGTTGTTGTGCGCGGCGAAGGACAAAATTCTACACCAGAAATACAAGGGCCTGTCAGACAACGTGGTCAAAGAGGCCTTCGATTGGGATGATGATTATAAACGATTTGATGTGAATGGGTCATATCCACAGGCGAAAGGTTTAGCCGCAGGGTAACTTTTTTTGAGAATCGTTTATAATCAATGGCTTACCGGCTACGATTTCTCTTGACAAACCCTGTTTCGTATGGTACTATAGGGTATGATGAGAAATGAAGAGAGAGAGATTGATATGAATATTGATATGAATATTGAAATGAAAATGAACACCCTGCTTAAGAACATCCGAAAGGACTATTTTGAGTGGACTATGGGTTGTGCTGCACACAATGGTCGAGGCATCCTCAGCGATATCAACAAGGAAATGATTGCTAAGTTCAGTGAGAATCTGACCTACAAGACGGGTTCCAAATACATCAAGGTTTTCTCCGAAGGTGGTAGCGTTTGGGGTTTTGTTGTCAACACCGATAACGATAAGAAGTTCAAGAAGGGTGATATTCTGAAAGCCGCTGGTTGGGCTGCTCCTGCTCGGAACGCGGCGCGGGGAAACATCGTTGACGGTGGTTACACCATCAACTGGACCGGCCCCCTTTATCTCTAGGAGATTGAAAATGATTAGATTTGTAACTGGTGTTCTCACCATTATTGCAGGGGTAGGTGCCGTTGAGGGCACTGCTCCCCTCGCCACTGGTATTTTGATTGCCACTGTGGGTGTTCTCATTATGTTATGGGGTTTAGGTGCCATGGCAGAAAAAGGCGATTTGAATGTTGGTTAGCGTCACTGGTTCAACTAAGGGTGTTCGCACATTGGTCAGGCCTGCCACTTGGTGGTATGCTGAGAAACTGATGGGCAAACGTCTGATGAACGGGTTGGAAATTAATATCAAATTGAAACGCAACCTTCTCAAAAAATACAATATGGAAGGGTCAGCCATCTACGAAGATGATACTCGCCGCCCCAAAAATTTCACCATAGAACTTGATAGCACCTGTGCTATCCGTAGTATTCTCATCACTCTCGCTCATGAGATGGTTCACATCAAGCAGTGGGCAAAAGAGGAGATGTATGAGTATTACAATACACCAAAAATGGTGCGCTTCAAAGGTAAAAAGTTCAATATGGATGATATAAACTATTGGGATTACCCTTGGGAAATTGAGGCATATGGCCGTCAGTTGGGGTTGTTCGTTCGGTTCTGTGAAGACACAGGAATTGCAAATCGTGAAGATATGAAAGAGGATTGTTAGATGATTGAAGTTGATTTGGGTAATGTAGTTTGTGAGGAACTTGATTTCCTGAAGCGAGTTGAGCGCACAGGAGATAAGATTAATCTTGTCTTTGAGGGCATGAACGGTAATGAGGTTTTTCTTACTGCCAGCGCAATGCGTGATGGTGATGTGTGGAATGTAAAGGAGATTTATGATGTCTAAGATGAATAACTGGATGATGGAAATCGAAGAGTTCTGTGATGGATATTTCTTTGATGCACCTATTCCGAATGACTTCAGTGTTGATGAGGTGGTTGAGGATGTTGGGATATACTTCAAGAGCAACGAAGCATCTAAGTATGCCAAACAGTATCTCACCACACAAATGGGTGAAATGTGAACGGCCTTGAAGCAGTAATCATTGGATTGATGATTGCAGTCCCCCAACCAAGCATACCTAATAGGCATGCCGAGTGTCTTGCACTCAACATGTATCATGAGGCAAGGGGTCAGGGCATCGCAGGAGAGCTTGCGGTTACCGCTGTCGTATTGAACCGGGTTAATGATAAGAGATACCCTGATACCGTCTGTGAGGTGGTAGAAGAGGGGCCTACACGAGCATCATGGCAAGACCCGAAGGTTAGGTTCCCTATTAAACATAGGTGTCAGTTCAGCTGGTTCTGTGACGGTAAGAGTGACACACCCCGTAATAAGAAGATATATAATAAGATGTTTGATCTTGCAGATGCAATTCTGAGTAATGAAATTTCCTTCCTAGATATCACTGGTGGAGCAACGCATTATCATGCTGACTATGTTCTGCCAGCGTGGGCAAAGACTAAGACGAAGACTGTAGAGATACAGGATCATATTTTTTATCGATGGGAGAAGTGATGACTGATATTGATCATTATTGTAGAGTCTATGATGATTTTCTAGAAGATTCAGACTGTGATGAATATATCGCAAAGTTTGAAGAAACTATAACAGTTGACGCTGAACGACACAGGGAGTTGAGCGTTTGTTATAGAGAAGATGGTTCTATGATATGTGGTCAATGCGATTGCATGAGAACAAATCCTATGGAGTATCCACGTTTCCGTGATTTGAATGTCAGAATCATGGACAAGTGGATGAAGGCTGTAGAACAATACAAAAAAGATTGTGGTATCGATAAGTTTGAGTATCAGTGGCCAAAGAGATATGGTTGGGAAGAACTACGAATAAAAAAGTTTCGAGTAGATTCTACCAAAGGTCATGGTTTAGACCTACATACAGATGTTTACTCGTATGCTCACGCCAAAAGATTTTTGTGCATTATGGTTTATCTAAATGATGACTTTACAGATGGTGAAACTTTCTTTCCTTTGTTGAACACGAAGGTTCAAGCGAAGAAAGGTAGGCTGTTCATCTTCCCCCCATCTTGGAATTATTTACATCAAGGAATACCACCAAATCCCCCATCAGAGAATGGTGCTAAATATTTTATTATGACACATCTTGTTTACGTTGACAAAAAAGAAAATGTAAATGTTGGTGTTGATTTTAGTAGTAGGACTAAGGTTGCTCGTGATGAGGAACATGCGAAGTTAGAAGGGGAGTATGCAAAGTGGCCGACGAAGCTCTAAATTGGTATACCAGAACATATCCTAATTTTCTAGACGATGATCTCTGTGATGCGTATGTACAGATGTTCGAAGAAACATTAGAGAAAGATGCTGAAGAGGTAAAGAACACTAGTATTTGCACCGGGCCCGTTAGGCCCGACGGCCACCAGATTTGTGGTAACTGTAATTGTCAGAGAATGAATCCTATGGGGTTCGATAGGTTTGATCACCTCAACACGTTGTCGATGGGTAAACTTACTAGGGTTATAGATAGATACAAAGAGGACGTTAAATTACATAAGGCACAATGGCCAAACAAATACGGCTGGGAAGAGCTGCGAATGAAAAGATTTCTGTGTGACACAGACGAGCAGTTTGGAGAACATGTTGATGTTCTCTCCAGAGAAGGAGCCAAACGGTTCCTTATCCTCATGGTGTACTTGAACGATGATTTCGATGGTGGTGAAACAGAGTTTCCTGTTTTTGGTGATAAGATAAAACCAGAGAAAGGTAAATTGATTATTTTTCCACCTCTTTGGCAATATATGCACAGAGGTAACCCACCCACTAATGGACATGCGAAGTATTTTATAATGACCTATTTAAATTACATACAATGATAAAGAGATTATTATGGCAGAGGTAATATCACTAACGGACCTGATTGAGTCTAGACTCAAGAAGCAACAAGAGATAGAATATTATCAACAGACATTAAAGCGGTTGACACAGAAGATTGGTGAGTTGGGTAAGGAAGTTAGCATTACCACTCTTATTATTGACATGATTGAATCCGAAAGGGCCTTGACTTTAGATGAGAAAAAGGGTAAGATACTACTATTGAATGATACAAGGAAAGAAGAATGATGAAATATGGTATTGGTAAATTCGAAGAGACTGAACTTGTCAAAGTGCCGGGGTATAATGACATAGAAGATGTCAGAGAATATGTAACAGGTCCAGTTTGGAGAAGGGGCGAAAGATTAAAAAAATGGTTGTTGCCTAAAAGAGATGACATATATGTGATTGCTTATACTTTAAATAAAAATGGTTCGGTTGTTCGTATTT